CGACCCCACCCCGGACGTCCTCGCCGAGCTCAACCTGTCCATGCAGGACCTGTTCGACGAGCAGAAGGGCGTCGAGTACAAGTACCACGACGGCCGGGTCGTACACCGGTCCCCCGACAAGCGGTTTCGGCAGTCCGGCAACACGAAGGGCCGGGACCTGTACCGCGTCGAGCGAGTCGGCCAGGCAGACCCGGTGTGGATGGCCGAGGGCGAGAAGGACGTCCACGCACTCGAATCGCTCGGCCTCGTCGCCGTCTGCACGGCGATGGGTGCTGGCAAGGCGGCGATGTTCGACCTCGCCCCGCTGCACGGCAAGAAGGTGCTCCTCGTCCGCGACATGGACGAGCCCGGCATGAAGCACGCGCTGCAGGTCCGGGACCTCCTCGAGGGGAAGTCGGAAGTCGTCGTCCTCGAACCGATCGTCGGGAAGGACGCCGCGGACCACATCGCTGCAGGCCACACCTGGCAGGAGTTCCGCCTGGCCCGTCTGCCGGAACCCGAGATCGAACCGGAGCCGGTGAACGAGGAGTTCGAGCGTCAGGTCGCGTACGAGATGGAACGCCTCGAGGTGAAGGACGAGGTGCGCCGGCGCAGGTCCGCAGTCGGCGCGGCCGTCCTGCAGCCGCTGTACCTCGACGAAGTCCTCGCCGTGCCCGACACCCAGAACTGGCTCATCCCCGGCCTGCTCGAGCGTCGCGACCGGCTCGTCCTCACCGGATCCGAGGGGTCTGGGAAGAGCTACTTCACCCGCCAGGTCGCAATCGCTGCCGCATCCGGACTGCACCCGTTCGACGGCCGCCAGATCGAACCGGTCCGCGTCCTCGCGATCGACGCCGAGAACACCGTCCTGCAGTGGTCCCGGAACACCCGCTACGTCGCGAACATGGCCCGCACGTACGGCCGCGTCGACCCTGGCCGACAGGTGCTCGTCTCGGCGGGCATCCGACTCGACCTCACCCGCCAGGCCGACGTCGACCAGGTCCACCGGCTCATCGACCGCCACCAGCCCGACATGCTCCTCATCGGCCCGCTGTACAAGCTCGTCCCCCAGGCCATCAACAACGACGACGACGCAGCCCCACTCATCGTCGCGCTCGACGGCTTCCGGGAACGCGGCGTCGCGATGCTCATGGAAGCGCACGCCGGACACGGCAAATCCCTCGGCGGTGAACGCGACCTGCGCCCCCGTGGCTCCGCAGCGCTGCTCGGCTGGCCAGAGTTCGGCCTGGGGCTCCGCACCCTCGAAGACGACGACTCGATGGTCACCGTCGTCCGCTGGCGAGGAGACCGCGACCCCCGCGACTGGCCCCACCGCCTCCGCCGCGGCCTCGCCGGCGAGATGCCGTGGATGCCCACCTGACATCACACCCACGGCGAGCGCCGACCCAACCCGTGTCCCGCTCGCCACTACTTACGGCGCTCGCCGCAGCGAGGAAGGAAGGTCAGGCGTGCACGAACTTCTCGAGTCTCAAGTCCCAAACCGCGGGCTTCTCCGGCGGGTGACCCGGCACAAGCTTCTGCTTCTTCGGCCGACCATCGACCCCAGTCCACCGGAAGACAAGGGCATCCTGCCGGTCAAACTCCGGGGTCGGGACGTCGACCCGCCACTGAGGGTCCAGCTTCTGCCCGTTGGGAACCATCCCGGAGAAAGGAACCTGAGTGTTCAAAGCGGGACCTCGCCCGATGTTCTCAACGCGGTAGTAGGGGCCCGAGTCGCTCGAAGGAAACTCGCCTGTCTCCGGATCCAAGGGGTCGAACGATCGACGCAGGATGACCCACCGCCCGAAGAACTGTGCTTCATCAGCCGTGCGGCGAGCAATCTCCGCAGTCCTGGCCGTCCGCATCGCGTAGTAGGCCGCCGCACAAGCGGCCGCGGCAGCAACTACTGCGACCACCCCTGACGGTGTCACGCCAAAGCCGCCGACTGAGAACAACACATCATCCGCATTCACAACTGACATTCTATCGGCTCTTCCGAGCCAACTGCCCTCATAGCCCGCACGGCGAGCGCTCCGAAACCGAAGCGCTCGCCGCAGTACCCGCAAGGAGTGCCCTTGACAATCGAAGCAACCACCGATCTCGACCCCGCGGCAATCGCCGCCTTCGCAGCGACGCACGTCCGCGCGAAGCTCACCACCGTCGCCGACCTCGTCGCGTACGTCCGGGGGCTCGTCGTCCCGGGCGGCGCGCAGCCGTCAGACGGCCAGCCCCGGGCATCCAGCTCGGAGGCACCCTTCCCGATCCGCGTCGACCCGCTCGAGGCGTCCGACTGGACGTACGCGCACCTGCTGAACTGGGTGCGCTACTGGTCCACCGAACTGCAGATCCAGCCCCCGGTGACCGCGACGTACGCCTGGGCGACCCACGGCGGCCCGCAGGGGTTCCGGTCCACCGTCACCCCCGAGGGCGCGCACGGCCTCACCTCGACGCTGGCGACGTGGCTCCTGCTGCACCACGACGCGATCCGTCGGCAGCCCGACGCCGGCCAGTACTTCGCGCAGCTCGACGAAGTGCTGGGGCAACTGCAGGCACGGTTCCCGACGAAGGCACCGCAGGCTCGTCCGGTCCTGCCGCGCGCGTGCCCGGTGTGCAGCGAACCGAAGATGCGGATCGAGTGGCGGTCGGACGCGGTCACGGACATCGCGATCGTGTGCGGCTACTGCGGGTTCGAGGGCGACGCGAAGGCACTCATGAAGGAGCCGAACGTGCGGTCCCTGCTCGGCGACATTCGTGTCGAGGAGGCACCGCAGCCCGCCGAATGGTGGACGAAGCAGCAGGCGGTCGACGAGATGCGGATCACCCCGCGGACCCTGAACCGGTACATCCAGCACGACAGCCTGGCGACCCACACGAAGGACGGTGTCGTGTGGGTGCGAGCCGAGGGTGTCCGGGATCTCTGGCGGGAGAAGCAGGCCCGCAGGCTCGCGACGAACATGCGTCGTCCCGTCGGCGCGGAGCCGGCTCCACCGGCGGAGACGGATCGTTAGGAGCGGAGACGGGCGGTCGCTGTTGGCCGCCCGTCTCCGCGAATCGGAGCGCAACATCTGGCTCCGGACACACCGCACCCGCGCAGTTGTGCGCCTGTCCAACTTGTGGCTAAGATGTCCGTGACATCGCATGCCCGCCCGGATATCCGGCGGGCATCTTGCGTTACCGGGCTTATCTACTCGGCGGGCTCGCCATCGCTTTCCGTCGGAACGACCGAATCGGCGATGTAGTCGAACACGGCCTCGGACAAAGCTTCCTCACTTCCGTGCGTCTCGCTGAGGATCCCTACGACCGCGCCGAGAACATGGTGCCACCCCGCTTCGTCCCGCTCTTCCTTCGCCTGTGCGTCGATCAGCGCAGCCAGCAGGTCATACTTCGTCGTCGCCACTTCGTTCCCCTTACCGTTCTTGGACCGTCCAACCCCAATGCTGGCACCACAACCAGCCACGCGCCCCTAGCTCAGCGGAAGAGCAACGAGCTTCTACCTCGAAGGTCGGCAGTTCGAATCTGCCGGGGCGCTCCAACTCTGGTAATGGCCCTACCTGGCACGACTGTCGTGAAAAGGCCAATCGATACCCCGCAGCCTCATCTCCTCGGTGCGCCACTTTCGCCGCCGCCGCCGCTCGGTTGAGTTGAACGTGATCGCGAAGAGGAGCGCGACCTCGCCCACGACGCCAACCACGAAGTGCCAAGGCTTCGGGATACGCCAATGTGCACCGAACCAGGAGTCAGGCAGGTCGTACCCGATCATGCTCAGGATGAACAGCGCCAACAGCCCAGTAGCGAGAATGAAACACTGACGGCTAACAAGCCACGGGATGCCTCCGATGGACGGCGTCATCTCCCGGAGCGCAATCTCGAGCGCCACCATGTCTCGCGTCTGTTCCAGGGCCTGCTTGACGTCGCCCGACGAAACGGATTTCAGGGCCCGATCAAGATTGTGTAGGCGACGCAGAAGTCGTCGGTTGAGAAGGAATGGTGCCACTGCGCCGCCGGCGCTGATGAGCGCTGTAAGAAGCGCAGCCCCTCCCGCAAGATTCATTGGTTCTTCACAGAGCAACAGTAGAGGACGCGGGCTTGATGCGCGACGAGGAGCACTTCCCCTGATTGAGCGTCGCACCGCCGCGAGAAGCCGAAGCGGTGCCGGCCTTGCCCTCCGTCAGCGGGGCTCCCCAACTTCCTCGTGCCCGCCGACACGCACCGCTACCGCACACGCCGCGACCGGACACCCGCAGCCTCGCCCGCTGCACTCGTGCTGCCCCGAGCAGCGACGTCCGATCGCCGCAAGCGAACCAACGCACGCGGCGCGAGCACGAGGAACCCTCTTCCGCATCGAGTCCATTCGGGTTGGCGCTCGATGCGAGTCCTACCGCGCCGTCCTCCCTCGGCCAACCGCTGACACCCCGCGGACCCGAGACGCGAGCGGCCACCCTCACAGTGAGACGGAGAACACCATGGACAACGAGTTCGAACGCGAGAACCGCCGCATCGCCCTCGATCGCGCGGTGCAGGTCAACCTCCACACCGGCGGCGAAGACACCGACCAGGACACCGTGAAGCGCGCCGAGGCGTACACGGCCTTCCTCAACGCCTGACCATGGCGCTCTCCGAGATCCGTGCCCTGATGCTGAAGCACGGGCACAAGACCACCGCCGAGATCGATCGCTTCGACGTCAAGCGCGCTGCCGGCGCGGTCATCGGCGTCGACCTGATGCTGTCCGACGGCACCGTCACCTACCTGCCCGTGGAGGCATCATGACAGCGCGCATCACGACCAGTCGCACGATGGCCGTGCAGTCCGGCCAGCTGTCCGTCGGCGACCTCCGCGCGTTCATCGAGGGCCAGCCCGACGACACCACCGTCCGCGTCACTACCTCAGGCGGAGGCAACCAGCTCGACCCGAGCACGACCACGCTGACCGTCGCCGGCCCCACCCGGTCGCAGACGAACGCCTTCGCCTGCTCGGACCACCAGCCAGTGCAGCACCGGGACCGCAAGGAACCCTGGTGCAACCACTGTGGCCTGACCAGCGACGGCCGGGAGCCCGCAGTCCGGGGAGCCGCAGCCAACCGGGATCCCCGGATCGCCCGGTTGCCCCGGTAGCCCGGACACCCCGATACCCCGGATGCCCGGATGGGGACCGACGCCCCGGTCACCACGGTCGGCCAGCCCGACCCGATGACCGCACACCGGACCAGGACGAACACCCGCACCTCGCTCGAGCCCATCGGCTACGACGGCGAGGGCGCGCCGCTGTACGCATGGCAGCTCGACGACGAGCGCTGACGACAGGAGCACAACGTGGGCGAGCAGTGGTCAGGCAGCACACGCAAGCAGCGACTCCCGCGCGACTGGGACGAGCGACGCACCACCGTCCGCGATCGAGCAGGCGGCCGATGCCAAGCCACCATGCGCGACGGCACACGCTGCGTCGAGGTCGGCACAGACTGCGACCACATCGTGCACGGCGACAACCACGCGCTCTCGAACCTGCAGTGGCTTTGCTCATGGCACCACGAGAAGAAGACCGCACGCGAAGCACTCGAAGCGCGACGATTCACGCGCGTCCCGTCGGCCCGTAAGCCAAGCGAGAAGCACCCAGGACTCAGGTAGACGCAGCCGCGACGAACGTCCGGCACGCGGGCGCACAGAAGCCCCCGTCCACCCCCTCCCCCCGGGTCCGTCCTGGTCGTAGAGGTGCTGTGGCTGAGGCTGTGTACGGGTCTGGGGATTTCAGGGTCCGGCGCGCCGCGCTCTGCATATCGCATACGAACCAACACGCCCCCTGACCGGAACGGACACGCGGGCTCTACCCGAAACGGGAGCCCATCATGCCTGGTCGAGGACCCGCACCGAAGGCCGCGAACAAGCGAGCCCGCCGCAACGCCGAGCCCGTCACGATGCGGATCCTGCCGGCGGTCATCGCCGAGCAGCCCGAGCTGCCGACCCGCTACAAGGCGAAGGACGACGAGGACGGCACCTGGCGCGACGAGGTCGACTGGCCGATCGTCACGGTCCGCTGGTGGGCGATGTGGCGCGATTCACCGCTCGCCGCCGCGTTCACGTACAACGACTGGTCGTTCCTGATGGACACCGCCCTGCTGCACGCGGAGTTCTGGGAGGGCAACGTCAAGCTCGCCCCCGAGCTCCGGCTGCGCGAAGCGAAGTTCGGCGCGACCCCCGAGGACCGCGCCCGGCTCCGGATCACGTTCGCGCAGGCCGAGGAAGCCGAGACGAAGACCGCCACCCGCCGCGCGAGCTCGCGTGACCGGTTCGGCGGTGTGGCGCTGCCGCAGGAAGCGACTGGAGACTGATGCCCTGGCGACCGCTCGATGGCGAGACGTTCCCGACGCTCGGCTACCACGTCGCCGACCAGATGGCCGAGTTCCTGGACTACGTCGTCTCGCGCGAGCAGCTCGAGTTCCTGGTGCGCCTGTACGAGATCGACCCGGCGACCGGCCGGCGGGTGAAGGCTCGCGCCGTGATCCAGCGTCCCCGAGGCTGGGGCAAGTCGCCGCTGCTCGCGTCGATCGGGATCAGCGAAGCGCTGTTCGAGGTCGTCCCCGATGGGTGGGACGCCGACGGGCAGCCCATCGCGCGCCCCTGGGCCGACTTCAAGAGCATCATCAACGTCCCGATCACGGCGACCTCCGACGACCAGGTGCAGAACACGTGGGCACCGATGCTCGAGATGGCGCGCAGCGACGCGCTCGTCAACGAGTTCGACGTCGACCCGATGGACACCTTCATCGGGATCCCCGGCGGCAAGATCGAGCCCCGTACGTCGTCGGGCCGGTCGATCAAGGGCCTCCCGGGCCAGGTCGCGGCGATCATGGACCAGACCGAGGAGTGGGTCCGCGGCAACGGCGGCATCCGCCTCGCGCAGAACATCCGCGACAACTCGACGAAGGCGTCCGGCGTCGTGATCGAGTCCCCGAACGCGTTCACCCCGGGTGAGAACTCGGTCGCCGAGGCGTCGGCGCGCGACTGGGACCTGATCAAGTCGAAGAAGTACGTCGACCTCAGCAAGGCGCGGCAGATCCACTACGACCACCGCGAGGCCCCGCCGGACACCGACCCGACCGACCCGGCGTCGCTCGAGTACGGGCTGCGGTACGCGTACGGCGACAGCTCGGACCACCCCGACGGCTGCGTCATCCACGACCCGCCGTGCGAGCCCGGCTGGGCCCCGATCGAGCGGCAGATGCTGGCGTTCCTCGACACGTCCAACGACCCGCAGTCGCTCCGCGCGAACTTCCTCAACCAGATCACCCACGCGACGAACTCGTTCGTCTCGTCTCCCGACCTCCGCGCGATTCAGGACCTCGAGAAGGTCATCACGAAGACCGAACCGGTCACGCTCGGATTCGACGGCTCGGAGGGGCGCAAGCCCGGCCGCGGTACCGCCGACTCGACGGTCCTGGTCGGCTACTCCGTCGCCCAGAAGCACCTCTTCAAGATCGGCGTGTGGGAACAGCCCGACGGTCCGAAGGGTGAGGGCTGGCGGCCACCAGTGCTCGAGGTCGAAGCGGCCGTCCGGCAGGCGTTCAAGGACTACAACGTCGTCGGGTTCTACGCGGACCCGTCCGCGGGCTGGGCCGGCCACGTGAAGACGTGGGAGGCCGAGTACGCGAAGCGGCTCAAGGTCCGGATGTCCCGCGACGAACCGATCCGGTGGCGGCAGAAGGACCTCGCCCGTACGACGGGCACCTTCGACCAGCTCGAGTCGGCTATCAGCGCCGGCGACATCACCTACGACGGCTCGCCTGAGCTCACCTCCCACTTCCTCAACGCTCGCCGCGACCCCCGCCGGTCCGGCTACGTGCTGAAGAAGCCGGACGAGGACCAGGACGGCTCGAAGATCGACGCGACCTGGGGCGCGATGTTCGCCTACGCGGCCGGCATCGACGCCCTCGGCGCGAAGCTCACGAAGAAGAAGACCGCCGCCCGCCGCATCTACTGAGAGGGACCCTGTGGCTACCACACCCGCCGAATGGCTCCCGATCCTGGCGAAGCGTCTCGACGCCCGTCAGGCGCGCATCGCGCGGAATCGTTCCTACGCGAACGGCAACGCTCCGCTGCCGGAGATGAGCAAGAACACCAAGGAGACGTGGAAGGCGTTCCAGAAGAAGGCCCGCACGAACTACGGCGGTCTCGCCTGCGAATCCCTCGGCGGTCGCATGGTCCCGAACGGGGTCCGCGTCGGCTCATCGACGACGAGCCCCGCTGCCGTCGCCGCCCGTCGAGTGTGGCGGGACAACCGCCTCGACGTGGTGTTCGGCGACGCGATCTCGAACATGCTCACCACGAGCGTCGGCTACCTCGTCACCGGCGTCCGCGATGGCCAGCCGATCATCACGTCGGAGAAGCCCGAGCAGGTCATCACCGCGCCTGACCCGACGCAGCCCTGGCGGGCCCGCGCGGCGCTGAAGGCGTGGCGCGACCCGGACGCCGGCAAGGACTACGCCCTGGTCTGGGCACCCGGCGTTCGGCAGCGGTTCTCCCGCAAGTCGACCAACGACAACGGGACACCCGTCCCGCAGGTCCACGGCGACTGGGAGCTCGACGGCGAGCCGGAGACCTTCACTGGCGGCGTCCCGGTGTACGTCCTCGAGAACAAGGACGGCGTCGCGGAGTTCGAGCCGCACACGGACGTCATCGACCGCATCAACCTCGGCAAGCTGCAGCGCCTTGTCACCACCGC